GTAGTGGCCTTCCACATCGCCATTACGCAGAAGCGCCGGGGTGATCTCGCGCAGATGCGATGTGCGCACATAGTGCTCAAGCAAACTGATAGTTCCGTGGGGGATGCTCTGTCCGTTCACCACCGCATCGACATGCCGGCCATTCTGCGGGAACAGGGTATTGGTGAAGCGCATCACCCGCGCCTCGATGGCGTCGTGCACTACCGGGATATAGACTTCACTAGTTCCATTATAATACTGGTTCTGGTTTATAACACAGTTATAAATGTCCCAGTAGTCCCTGTTGTCATTGGCGCGGCTGTTCTTGTCGGTGAATGCTTTGACTACATCATTGTAAAGCTCTCCGAGTTCTTCCTTCATACCCTCCATCTGAGAGTAGTCTTTGTCCCTCGGTGTGAGTTTCAATTTCTTTGCCATGATGGATCAGTGCCCCCGAGCCGACATGAAGCGGCGCCCGTCGGCGGTATACTGCCAGTTTACGCCGCCGCCGTCATCCTCTTCGACGGCGGCCACCGCGTCGAACTCCCCGATCAGCGCTTCGAGCCCCTGGAGCAAGCGGCAATACTGATTGTCCTCGGGCTGGTCGCTGACCCTACCGGTGGTATCCATCGAGCGGCAATAGCCGGCCGACATACCGTTGATCGTCCACCGTGCGTCGGGGCTGATCATCAGCGCCGGGAAGCCCCGGTAGTAGCGGCGTAGCCAGGGGGTCAGCGCGTCGGTCGATGGGTGCCTCCCGCGCCGCAAAGTGATGCCCTTGCGCCGCGCGGCCGCAATTAGCCCGGTCCCGTCGAAGCGTTCGAAGCGCTCGGGCGGAGCGAAGGGGATCACTTGTCTTCCGGCGACGATGGCGGCATCAGGCAGGATAGCGTCAAGTCCATCGCCTGCATTGCCATCATGGACCCAATCAGCCAGCACGCGAAGACATCCGTCCAATCGCTGGAGCAGGACGGCTGTGACCATGCCAGGTGTAGCATTGAGGGCGAGATATGCCGCTTGTCGCGTGGCGGCGGTGAGGGGTTGATCAGCAATGTGAGTTCGGGCGAAGTCCTCATAGATCGGCCTCCCTGGTCTCATGCGTAGGGCGTATGCTAGTGCATTCGGCACGTCTTTGCGACCGGCGGGAAAGGCCAGCAGCTCGGCGATCAGGTCGGCACACTCGCCGGATAGCTCCACCTCGCCCGCCTCGAAGAAGGGCTGCAACGAGCCGATGAAGCCGTCTTTGTCTTTCGGCGCGCGGATGGCGCGGCCGCTTGCCAGGGGGAGCGTAACGCGCCGATCGAGCTGGGCTTGGCGCAGCGGTTGGAAGATGAACTCTTCGAGGCCGTCGGGCTCGACGCCGATCTGCACTGGGGAGAACCGTTCATTGAGGGCGAACAGCTCATTGACGATCTCGTCAGGCTTATGGAAGGCGCCCTTGGCTTGGTGGATATAGAGCTTGCGGCCAACCCAGGACCAGACGGCGTAGCCGGTCCGCGCGCTGGTGCGAACCTTGGTCGTACGCGCCGGGTCCGCATAGACCCATGTCGGTGCCCAAGCTGGCGCCGGGCGATTTACCTGAACGAAGTGCCTAGGCTGAAAGAGCTTAGTCGCCGGGTCTTCCGCGCGACACAAATACTCCTGAGCGAAGATTGTGGCCTTGCCCGCACCATGCAGCTCGGCATGAAGCTGCTTGATCTTCTCAAGTGGAAACCGCGCTGGCCACAGCGGCGTCTCCCACTCCTCGGGATTTAGGGAGGCCGGCAGGACGATCGGATAAGTCTTGCCCTTCCATCCCTCCAGCTTGCGCAGCGTTGGCATCAGCGAGGCGGGGTTGAGGGGCGTACCATTGACGCGGATGCGGCCCTGGGGGTCCATCGCTGGCAGCACTTCGGCCAGCAGCCAGGAGAGTATCTTATCACGGGCCTCCTCGGTCGCCGCGTTTTCTTCATCCTCTAGATCGTCGCAGAGGACTAGATCAGGCCGCCAATGTAGGTGCCGGGTGCCGCGCAGAGACTGCCGCGCACCACGCCCCTGGATGCAAACATTGTTGGTTAGCACGATCTTGTTCTCGGTCCAGGTCTCGCCAACCTGATCGCCGAACAGATCGGTGATGTACTCGTTATGCTCCAGCTCATGGCGGATGACCTTCATGCGCTCGCCGATCATCCCATAGCTGTTACCCAGCAGGAGAATGTTATGGGCCTTTTGAAAGACGGCTTCGAGGGTCGCGAACTCTTCCATGATGCTAGATTTGGCCCCACCACGGAAAGCCTCATCCGCGCGCTTGGGGTCTTGGGAGGCGTAGTCGCGGATCAGGTCTTCATGGAAGGGGGGCGTCTCATCCGAGTGGCGATGTTCGAAGATCACCTGATGCGCCAGCAGCCGGTCATTCGCCAGCAGCTCGATCAGTTCCGCTTTCTGCTGCTCTGGGGTTTTGTCATCCACGACGAAACGGCTTTTGCTTCAGGTTCTCGTGATGGTGCTGGCCATGGCTCGGCGCGCTGAAGAAGTCCTCGGCCTCGTCGGCGTCGACACCCTGATAGATGTAGGTCGAGCCGTTCTTGAACTTGATATGCAGCTCGTCTTTGTCCGCATCGTGTGCGGCGGAATGGATATTGCTTGATGTGAGCGTACGGAAGGTCAGTGCCATGGCTGTCTCCATCGGTTGCCGCCGCGGTGAACCCCCTGAAGGGCCGGCTCGGCTTTTGGTCGGAACCGGCCCCCCAGGGAGCATGACCGTGGAGACGATCAACATACAACCTATAGAAAAACTACACCCCCGACAAGTGCGATTGTCGGGGGTGTATCGCAGCTCAGCGGCAGACCCGTATCCCTACTAGAAATAAACCCTAGCATATAATTTTGAAATTTGCGCGCAGATTTGGAGGTTAGGAATAAAATTCGACGGCCCCTCCCCCCTCCCCGGCGCTTCCCCGAGTTAGGGCGTCTGGCGCGGCCGCGCGCGATTTATATTATAATACACCATACCGGATTATACACTACGCAATGTGTGTAATACACTTGCACTGATCTAGTACGACTCGGAGGCGTTTTCAGCACCGTCGACGGCAGGTAATCCGGTCGTAATCCAGTATTTCTGCGACTGTAATACGGTTTCGCCGGTTTCGCCACAAAGTGTAGTATTAGTAAAAACGGCGGAATATATATATATATGCTGTTCAATAATATATAAATGCTGTGTTCAGAGCACACACACCCCTTAGAGGCCAAAATCCCGTAATCCCGTAATGTTAACATGTTAATACGCGCATATTCGGGGTAAGGGGCATTTACGGGATTACGGGATTACGGGGTTTTGCCCTTATATGTGTGTCTATTTCCTGATTTTGGCAGTTTAGCGGCTTAATCTGGGGATTTCCGCGCCTCTCGCTGCTGCATTACCTCGGGTTTATAATCCGGTCTAGTGTATTACCTGGTAGCGTGGTTTCGGGTTATCTTAAAAATTCCCGTAAAATGACTTGACAGCTAATCCGGTCTGGCAGATAAAGGTGCCAGACACTCAAGCCGCGGAGAAATACAAAATGTCGACCTGGCATCAAGATCAGCGTCCGGTGCGCCTACGGCATCCGACACAGTGGACGGTGGTAATCGACCCACCACACCAAGTGCGCGCCCTGGTGACATTCCGCACTAAGGCGCTCGCAGACGTGTATATGCGTAACCTGAAGGAAAACAATCCTAGCGCTTATGCGCATAGCTACATCCTTCGCCCTGGCGGCGCGACGAAATGACCCGCAAACTCCCCGACCTCACCCAAGCCGAGTTCGAGCTGCTGATCGCCTGCCTGTTGCTGGTGGCCCAGCAAAACCTCGAACTCGGCACCATCGCCGCCGACAATGAAGCCTGCGAAATCCGCGCGCTGGCCGGCAAACTGAATGGAGAACCGCAATGACCTACAATTATTTCGCTGCGCTTGTCGCCGCGTTGGCAGCTACCGGCCTCGGCGCCATCATCGGTATGGCGTTGGCGCTATGAGCGACTGGCGCTCGGATGTCCAATCCTCCGCCCGGATGCTGCGCACGGCCTTCTGGCTATGCGCAGCAATCGCGCTTCTCGCTCTCTATTTCCTTCGCTAAGGCGAAACGGATACGGTAGCCGCGCTACGCGCGACTACCTACCGTCGGCCGGTTGAGCCGGTCCTGATGAGCCTGGAGACACCCATGACCATAACCGCTAATGATCTACCCGACATCATCGCTAAGCACGCTCTGTGGCTGCGCGGCGAGCCCGGTGGCGAACGCGCCGATCTCGCGGACGCCAATCTCGTGGGCGCCAATCTCGCGGACGCCAATCTCGTGGGCGCCTATCTCGCGCGCGCCAATCTCGCGGACGCCTATCTCGCGCGCGCCAATCTCGCGGGCGCCTATCTCGCGCGCGCCTATCTCGCGCGCGCCTATCTCGCGGACGCCAATCTCGTGGGCGCCAATCTCGCGGACGCCAATCTCGTGGGCGCCAATCTCGCGGACGCCAATCTCGCGGACGCCTATCTCGCGGACGCCAATCTCGCGGGCGCCAAATTCGAAAATACGAAATGGCGCGATGGCGTGATCATCACCCGCGCGCCGATCCAGATCGCCGGCCTGCACTATATGGTGCACGTCCTCGATACACATATGCAGATCGGTTGCGAGCTGCACTCGTTGGCCGATTGGGTGTCCTTCGATAACGAGCGTATCGCCCGGATGGATGGCGTAGCCGCCCGCAAATTCTGGGATCAATGGAAAACGCCGCTGCTTCTCATGGCGGCGGCCGATGGGCGGCGGTGATGCTTACCTGGAACCGGATGAGCGAAGAGGAGCGGGCGTTTTATGCGCCCGCAATCGCTCGTTTTCTGCTGACCCGGCGGGCGAATAACCGCGCTACCCAGGCCGGCAGGAAGGTGTCCGACGCTATGACCTACCGCAAGCGCCCCTTCCGGCGACTGGTCATGCTGCGCAAGCAACGCGGTTTGTCGCTAATCTTACCGCATACGGAAATCCCCGAGGTCGGCGATTGGTTCGGCGTCGACGCTTACGACTTCAAGCCGCGGCTGTTCCCGCCGGCTAATGAGCCGGGCGCCATGACCGCTTGCCAGATCGCCATCCTGAAGGAGCTGGTGAAATGATCGCCTGGCAGGACATGACCGAGGAAGAGCGCCGGCGCTACGGCGCGACCCTCCTCACTAAACTAGCCGCCATCCCGCCACGCTGGACGGGTGAGGAAACCGCGCAAGAGAAGTATTTGGCTCGCAGTCGGCTCACGCAAGCGCGGGCCAAGCTCAAGCGTCAGATCACGCGCCCGCGCTATGCCTTAGCGCGCCACTACCCGCACGCCGATCAGTTCGGCCGCACGAGCGGCGGCGCGCTATGGTTCAACCCAAAGGGGGATTACATGCAAACTCTGATCGAAATCATGGGGGGCACGCCATGACGCCGCTGATGATCTGGAGCCTGATCTGCTGGTTTGGTGGCGTCGGTTTCGGTCACGGCGTCACTATTCTCTGGCGCCGGCTGCGGCGTGACCGTCTTGGCCGGTTCGCTTGCAAAAGGGGGAAGAAATGACGGAAAGTTTTTACTGGTTCGGCGTCTGCCTCGCCGCCGCAAGCGTCATGACGGCGGGCTCCTATGCCCGACATATGACGCGCGAGACAATCGAGGCGCTGATTTTCGGCGTCTTTCTTTTCGCCGTCTCGGCGGCGATGGTGTTCTATGCTCTCATGCAAATAGGAGTGGATAATGCGTATCGCTGATCTGAAGGGGGCTGATCGCCCCGACTGGCTGCACCCGACGCTGCCCATGCACAAAGAGACCTTCAAGGAGGAGCAGCTAGCGCTGCGCCGGAACCGGCTGCCGCTTACCGAGCCGCTACACGATATGCCCTGGCGGAAAACCAAATGACCGAGCCGGAAACCGAGCGCGATCTGCGCATCCTGATCGCCAGTCTGTACGCCCAGCTCGGAGGGCTTAAAGCCTATGTCGAGTGCGTCGAGGAGGAGAACAAATCTCTACGCCGGCAGATCAAAGAACTGGACAAAGCGGAACGGCGCGACTAGGCTCTTTCCGTGGAAGGCCGGTACCTCAAGCCCCTTACTCGCAAGAGTGGGGCTTGAGGCATTAGGAAGCTGTGGAGATATCAGTGCGCCTCGTAACGCTCGACTTCGAGACCCATTTCAGCGCGAACTATTCCCTGTCGAAAATGACGACAGAGGAGTATGTCCGCGACGCGCGCTTCACGGCGCATCTGGTCGGGATCAAGGAAGATTGGCAATCGGCTATCTGGGTCAACGCGGATACGTTTCGGCGCGACAGCAAGCTTATCAAACTGGTTTCCGAAAGTGCCGTTCTCTGCCACCACGCTCATTTCGACGGGTTGATCCTGGCGCATCATTACGGCATCCGGCCGGCTTTCTGGCTCGATACTCTCTCCATGGCCCGCCTGGTGTTCGGCGCTGAGATAGGCAACAGCCTGGGCGCGCTGGCTAAGCGCTTCGGCCTGCCCGACAAGAATGTACCCTATGACCTGTTCAAGGGCATCCGCGATCTGCCGCTGGCAATTATGAACCAATTGGGCGACGGCTGCGCGCATGACGTGGAGCTGACTTATGAAATCTTCAAGAAACTGCTTCCGCTCGTCCCACGCTCGGAGCTGCGGATCATTGACCAGACGGTCCGCATGTTCACTGAGCCAAAGCTTGAACTCGATTGCGCGGCTGCGCAGCGAGAGCTGGAATTTCAGAGAAATCGGAAGCAGTCCCTTCTGGATCGTATTGGCGCCACCACTGAAGAGATGGCGTCCTCAGGGAAGTTTAAGGATTTATTGGAGGCACTTGGCACCCCCTGCCCGATGAAACCCTCCCCGACCAACCCAGATAAAGAAATCCCGGCCCTGTCTAAGACCGACCAGGGCATGAAGGATCTGCTTGAACATGAAAATGAGACCGTGGCGGCGATGGCAGCGGCGCGCTTGGGCGTCAAGTCGACGATTGGCGAGACACGGGCCGAGCGGCTTCTCGGCACCGCTACGCGCGGCGCGCTGCCCGTCTACCTCAAATTCGCCGCGGCGCATACTGTGCGCTTCGGCGGCGGCGACAAGATGAACTGGCAGAATTTCACGCCGGCCTTGAAAAAGTGCATCATCGCACCCAAGGGCTATCGCATCGTGACGGTCGACGCTTCGCAGGTGGAATGCCGCGGCGTCAACTGGCTGGCTGGACAATGGGATGTGCTCGACAAATTTGCTCGGGGCATCGATGTCTATTGCGAAAATTCGTCGATGATCTATGGGCGGCCGATTACCAAGGCCGATAAGGTCGAGCGCCATCTCGGCAAGGTCGAGGAGCTAGCTTGCGGCTTCGGACAGTGGTGGCCTCGCTTCCAGATCGTTTGCCGCCAAGGTGCCCTGGGCGGCCCGCCGATCATCCTATCGGATGAAGAGGCTAAGAAGGTCGTGGTGCATTACCGCGATACGCACAAGCAAGTCGTCGGTCTTTGGGAGCAGGCGGGGAATATTCTCGAAGTGCTGGCGACCGGCGGCTCCTGCAAATGGGGTTCGCTTGAGATCCATCGCGAGGCTATCTGGCTCCCGAACGGTACGCCGCTGTGGTATCGTGGCCTTGAGCGCCATGAGCCGCGCAACGGCAAGACACAATGGACAGTAAACCGAGGCAGAGGCCCGCAAAAGGTCTACGGCGCGCTTCTGGTGGAAAATATTACCCAGGCGCTATTCTCGGGCCTTCTGATCCGCGAAGCCATGCTGCGCATCGGCGCGCGGTATCCAATCTGCGTGCAGGTGCACGACGACATTACCTATCTGACACCGGAAGCCGAGGCCGACGAAGCCCTGGCATTTGGTATCGCCGAAATGACCCGCGTGCCCGCCTGGTGCCCCGGCATTCCGCTGGCGGCTGAGGGAGGTCATAGTGATCGGTACGACAAATAGATGTCTCATAACTCGGCGGAACGGACGGTTATGAGAGACGGTGTGGCCCGACAATAAGGCGCACAAGAATGAGGATTTGTAGGATAGATAGTGCCATACATGACGCAGAGGAGGGCCTTGGCCATGCGAATCGAAATCACCACAGATGACCGCTTTTCGAGGTGGCTAGTTGAGCCAATTACACTGCCGAGATGGGCGATTGTGTCTCCCCTCGCTGTCGGCATTGGCTTTCTCACCATCATCGTTGCATTCTAACGGAGCCGACAATGATTGCTTACGTCCTAATCGTCTTTATGGCTGGTTCCTCCTTCAGCACAACGCTGTCCATGCAGGAATTTTCCGACCGGGAAGCATGTGCGGCAGCGAAGGAATGGGTGGACCAAAATTCCGGCAATGTCAGAAAGTCGGTATGCCAACCGAAATCTAGCAAGATCGGACCCGACACGCCGGTCAAGCACGTACCGTAAGGGAGCCGATCAGATGGCCTGCAAAGACTGCCGATTTTATGGAGAGAATGCTCTTGGCGAAGTCCACACAGAGCGCGAAGTTTGTACTTTCACCCCACCTGCTTCTATCTCTCACGCTCTTGGTGTTGAACATTATGACGTTCCATGGGGGAAGACACACCCGGAGTGGGGTTGCGATTTATTTGATATCTTGAACCGATAGGGAGTGCATTGAAAAATGAGAACCTGCCCAGATTGCGAGGGTTGCGGAAATTCCGGCTCTCATTATTCGGACGGAAGCCCCCGCCCATGTTCGAAGTGCGGCGGCCACGGCGTCGTTGATCCGGCAACCATTCAGTCCTCTGCGCTTAATCGGGCCATCTCTCACGCCGTCAATTACCACGGTCTGGATGCTCGACTTAACCAACCCGATTGGCGGATCGCCGATCTGATCGAAAGCGAGGTTCAGAAGCATCTAGACGGACAGACGGAAGTGCAGATCATCGAGCGCATGACGCCGGAAGAACGCGCCCGCATCGGGCGGGAACATTAAGGGAGCCGCTGAAAATGGCGAAATGGGAAGGGGACGCTTGTCCCGACTGTCTGGGCGATGGTCATCGCGTTTACATGGTCGGCCAGGGCAAGAAAGCAGAACAGACTTGTCCCGATTGCGGGCATGTCCAGCCCTACCATGGACGGGATGATCTGCTATCCATGAATGCTCGCCAGCGGAGATTGCTGGAGCGGTTTCGCGATTACGCGGCGCAGAAAATTCATCAGGCCGGTGCGCACCATGACCCGATCTGGGCCGAAGTCGCCGACGCCATAGAACGGTAAGGGAGGCCGCTATGCAAGTTGATCAGGTTGGCGCTATGAAGCGCGCATA